TTCACAGGCGCACCCAGTTGCGCTCTAAGACGTTGTATGAGGGCATTGGAGTCAGTTATCTCCTGACGCACAGTTTCTCTTATATCCGCAATTTGATCCATTGCGGAGTCTATATTCTGGTTGTCTTTGTTTCGTATTTCGTCAATCTTTACTAGAAGCTTGTCTCTTTCTTCTAGTTGTTGCGCCCTAAAGTAATCAACTTTTGTTGCGGTTTCTTCTCCATAAGAACCATCGACAATAGTACCGACAATTCTTTGGATTATTCTTACGTTATTTTCTTGTATAGCGGTATCAAGTTGATCCATACGAGAATCAATATTCGCAACCTCATCTCTGTAAGGCTTGACTCTATTCTCAACAATCTCATTCTCTCTTTCGATGATACCCATCTGAGATTTTATCTGAGGATCTGCACGTTCATATGCAGTATCAATCCTCTGTTGTTCTCTATCTATCTGACTTTGTATTCCATCAGAGAAATCTATATCAGCAGTCTCAAAATCTTGTATCTTTGCTTCTGCGGCGTCTATAAGATAGTCTGTCCGTTGGATTTCATCTTCTACTCTGAGAATCTTAGATTGATTCTCCTGATTCCCTAGTGTCTGTTCTATATGTGCTGATGATAAGAACCCAAAAATTCCCATAGAGGTTATAAACATCAATACCAGAACAGCACTTACAAAGTATGTTTTGAGTAACACTGGACAAGTTTTCCAGTTTCGATATAACCAAGATGCGGTTACGAGTTTTCCGATCTCAAGAACCACTCCCATAATGATAATTGGAAGGACTGCAGCGGAAAATATCTTTGCCAGTCCAAATATAGAATAATATGCGGCGACTCCACTAATTGCTAGTGCCGATAAAAGTGTAATTATTGCTAGTTGCATTTTACTTCTCTAGTGATTTGCCATACTCTTCGTAATAATCGTCTAATAGTATCTTTCTCACTTTTTTAGTATAGGATTTATTATTTATCACCAAAAATCCTGAGTACTTTTTACACTTTCTTTTGTATATCGGCCAATAGATGGTATCATTGATTCTAACTCTATCCAAAAAGTCTAAGATTTTGTCTAAAATTACCAAAGTTTCTATGGATATGAGGCCTCTGCGTTCCATTTGCATGACCAGAGGGTATTCCCCATCAATACATCTAAAAATTTCGTCAAATTTTAACTCGTTCTTGACTGCGAGGTCTAACACTCTACCAAAATCCTCTTCAAAAAGATAAGATAGACTCTGATTTCTAGTTTTCCAGAGTTTATAGTAGTCTTGAGTCTCTTCTGAGAGCAAGTCTGAGGAATTTAAGAATTCCCCTCTTGCAATTGCAGTTCCGTTCTCGTTAGAAGACAGAAATACGGACAAAAAGTAGTTTTCTAACTCTTTGCGAGTGTATTTTTTACTCAAATCTTTGAAAACCGAACGATCTTTTCTTTTTAGATAAGTATTTTCGTGAATAGAGACTCTCCCACGATACTTTATGTAGTCATAGGCGTCATTTTTGGTTGAGAAATGATTTTTCATTGCTATAAACATTTTATAACACTCAAAATCATCGATTTTTCTGCTGGCCATGACCAGACCCGACCTCACAGGGGTAGTTGATTAGCAGTTTTTGCCATCATATTGAGACTTTCTGCCTCAAATTGGATTTTTTGTTTTAGAACTGTACTGAGAAGAGAGTTTATGCTCTCAAAGTCTAGTTCTTTTTCTTTGCAGTACATGATAATAGAGTCCATATACGACTGTCTTGTGTCTCGCACATACTTTTCAATTTCTTCACTGAACTCTTTTTGACTCATGGTCTTTAACATAATGGTTTTCCTATCGGTAGAATATATGGGCACCAATCTTAGTGGTGTAAACCAACTTAGAATGGAACTTAGATTTAACATAGTCTGCGTGATACCATAACGCTCCATCAGTAGGATCGCTGTGGCGTTCTGAACCATACTCTACGGTGACCATTGCAGCCACATTGGTTGCGCTTTTCCACGCAACCAAGTCTAGTATCTTGTCAGATTTACCATCACAGTACCAAGAAAATTGACATCTGTCCTTTACAGGAACAAATACAGCGTCATCTGGATCTTTGGTCATCCTAGTTTTCCATGACTCTTTGTATTCTCCCTGTCGGACTACGCCACATACAGTATTTGGATGTTTTGGAGCAAAAACCCGATTGAGAGTAACATATGCGACAGCGATTTGTCCCATAACACTCTCATTTCTGGATTCGAAGTAAATGTTTTCCGCAAGGCATCGAACTTCTTCTTCAATTCCTGCGTTCCTATCCAGAATACTGGTTGTCACTTTGCTGGGAGTAATTGCCCCCAGCGCAGCGACTAATAGAAGCATAAATTTCATATACAACTTTCCTGTGTTATGTTAATAACCCTTCAATTATATAACATAACTAAGATATTGTCAAGAAGTTCTACATATTAATTTGTAGATAAGACTGCGATAGGCTCTAGGTCTGGATCATAATTCACCGAGGCGGAGTTTCTCACAGTGTTCTTAATCACATCAAAGTATTTAGTATAATCTGATGTTATCGATTTTACGGATTCGATATTTTGTTCTGTCGGAAATGTCACGACAGTCTCTTCGTAATCTTCTCCATCCCAATTGAGGTCTGTTAGACTTGCTTGAAGTTGTCTGTAGTTTTCCACGGCGAGTTGTCCTTGTGTGAATTATTTGTTTTCTAGCGCCTCCAATCTACTTTCTAATTCGTCCATTTTTGCAGAAACATTTGGATACTTTTTTCTCCAAGTGTCTTCTGCATCTAAGACCTTTAAATTATACCGCGTTGCGGCCCAGTCGTATATAGAAGATACTTTTGCAAAGAACCATTTCCCTGCTGCAGTGTTCTGAAACCAACTGCTTGTAGCACTTCCGATTATACTTCCAGCGATAGCTTGAATTAACCATACCCACATATTTAGTACCTCGACTTCCGATTTTCGTCAAAAAACCGTGAAATAAATGAGGAATATTTGGAAATCATTACTTCCCAATTATTCCCGTTTTTAATTGATTATTATTTGTCAGACCATTTTTGACATAATATTCATCAATCATTCCAATCAAATCTCCGATATGATTGTCTCTCTTTGAGACATGGACTTCCGGATGTAATTCATTGTCTACCGCAGCAATAATAACAACCTGAGAAACAGGTATTCTGGTTCGTTCTTCAAACATTACTGCATACCCTGAGGCTTGTCTGAAGTACTTGTCTAATTTCTCTCCACCAAACGCACTGAGAGGTCGTTTAGACGTTTTAAAATCTATTATGGATAACTTACCATCGAATTCCGCAATACAGTCACATCGTCCTGCTATCCCCAGATGATCCGAATACATCGCATACTCTTGAGCATAGACTTTTCCGATTCTTTCATCAAGGACTGGTTTCATAATGTGAAACATTTCCAAGTCGCTTGGCATCGATTCCTTTTTCATAGGAAGATTATTGATATAGTCTTCGCACATTAAGTGGACGTTGGTTCCTCTACGAGATGCTTTGAGAGAGACTTTATTTGCCTCTGCTTCTCCGACTCGTTTTCTCCACGCCATGATGGCTGCTTTACTAAAGTAAGAAATTACTGTAGTGATAGAAGGATATCTCCCACCACTATCAGTAACGTACCATCTTTTTCCATCTTCATTTACAGTTTTAAGTTCGAAGTCATCAGACTTAAACTCTACATGATTAAACATAATTTATCTAACAACAATCACAATTACAACATTCGCAGCATTTGCAATTCATGTTATGTGCCTCCTTATTTTATTTCAGACTTTATCTTCTGAATCATTTTTCCAATATGTTGGTAGAATTGATTATCAACCCCCAACTGCCTATCCAACGTGGCATTGATTGCCATGTTAATAAAGGTTAGATCGTCCAACATTCTTTTTTCTGTTATATTGAAGCCAGATTGGTCTATTGCATCAATAATATTTACCATAAGACTATGAGATATGCTTCTCCCATACTCTTCTGCCTCGATGTAGTTTTGAATTCCTTCTAGATCTTTGGCATTGATAAATTTTCGTATTTCGAAAATATTTTTTGCGTCTACTAAATCGCCCATAGGTATCTCCTTAGACTATTCCTGCCTGCAGTTTATTAAGTATATAGGATTTGACAAAACAACTTCTCACGATATCTTCTTCTACAAATTCTGTAAACCCTACATCGGTCATGTTCTTCATAATATTCATAAACTGTAGTATGCCATCTTTATCGTTTGTTTT